GACGAGTGTCTCCTAAACCAGTTCTTAAAGCATCGCCTATTCCTGCTTGTGCTTGACGGGTGTCTCCTAGACCAGTTCTTAAAGCATCGCCTATTCCCGCTTGTGCTTGACCGGTATCCCGAAAACTTGAGCTTAAAGCATCGCCTATTCCCGCTTGCGCTTGACGGGTATCACCTAGACCAGACCGTAAAGCACTGGTTAGGCCTCTTTGTGCAGCGCCCGTATCGCGTATACCCGCCCCCAAAGCGCCCGTAATTCCTTGTTGTGCTCCAGAAACTTGAGTACCTACTCCTTGACCGGCGGCATCCATATATTGTGCCGCTCTGGTTTGATAGGGCTGCGCTTGTGCAATTGCGCCAGATGTTGCTGTTTGTGCCTGACCTAACGTGTTGGTAGCGCCTTCTAAATAAGGTTGAAAGCCCCCAATACCTCCAGCAGCTTGCGCCAAAGCTTCTCTTTGCAAAGGCGTCATTCCAGCAATTTGCTGTTGTGGGAGTTGTACAAAGGGCCTTTGCTTCTCTTCAATCTCACCCGTTTCCGGGTTACGCTCTTTGTACGTTTCCATGATCATGTTGCCGTCAGCGTCGTACTGAGGCACACCCACGGGTTGTCGTGCTAGGTCTAGAGAATCCCGTAAAAGCCCTAGCTTATAGGCTTCAATATCCGGGGATTCACGGATAATCTGTTCTGTAGTGTCAACGGCCATTAGGACATAGCCCTCCCTCGTGATTCTAAGTTACGCATTACCGAATACATATTATTGATACCTTTGTTCATATCTCCGTTCCCTGCCCCACGGACAGCGTTGGTAGTCATTACAAACTCACCGGGCATCAACATGGCTTTCACACTATCTTCGTTCGGTATGCCTTCATTTGGCATTATACCACCGGTCCTACGTGGGAATATCTCGCCCCCTTCAGCCGCCATTTGCGTTTGGTAAGGGACCAACGGGGAGGCGTATGGACGGTAAGTGGGCCGAAAGCCTTCCGGAAAAATTCGATATTTATAAGGATCTGCATCAACATAATCTGAGCCAGTGCGTAGCTTGCCGTCTTCGTCACGGTCTAGTAGACCGGCTTGTTCCTGCTCTGGTACATCAAAAAACCCCATTGGTGCCGCAGCAAGTGACAAACCAGCCGCTGCCGGTCCAAAACGCCGCATTAAACCGGGGGCTAAACCAGCATCTGCCAGTAGTCTTTTCGCCGCTTCTTCTTGTAGGGTAGTAGCAGTTGCCTTACTTACCCCTTCTGGCAAAAATTTTGCGTAATCACCGGTCTTTGGAAGAAACAAATCTCTACTTGCTTCAAAAAACCCTTTCTGACTATCGCCCAGACCAAAATCAAACATTTCTTTGAGGTTTCCCAAAGTCGTGCCAGAGCCGGTTTCGGCAAGTTTTTCAATTCCTGAAATTTCGGGGAATGTAGTCTGCCCATAATCAACCTCAAGCGTACCCGGTTTATAAAAACTTGTTGCATCACTAGCTTTTTCAATACCAGTAAGAACATCAGTAGGGTCTAAAAGATTAGCGTCAGTACCAGTAAGAACACTTTCCCTTGGACCCGCCCCGGCAAGGTTGCTGACCTTACGGAGTTCGCTGGCATTAGTACCAGCAACACCAGCGTCAGGACCCAATCCCGATTGGTCAATCGGTATTTCAAGAACGTTTATTTCTTTGTTAAAATCTGCGTTTATCCTATCGGAAGCACCTGTAACTTCTTTTGGAATATCTGCGTAATTACCGGTCTTTGTGGGATTAAAATCTCTTCCCAACGTTTTGAAAAAACCCTCGCCTCCTTTGCCAGTAAAAGCATCTTTAAAAGCAGTGCCTGTTTGAGCAAAACGAGCGCCGGGACTAGCTAAAGATTCGCTAATAGCTTGACCTGCTGTCATGTTAGGATCAATCGCGCCTTGAATACCTTTAAAAACTCCAGCCGTTGCCCCGGCTATTAAACCCGCTTTTAGGGCATCTTTTATACTGCCGCCTTGTATCAGCGTCCCTATGCCAGAACCTAAAGCAGCACCATAAATAGCTCCAAGACCGGTCATGGCTAGACCAATTGCAAGAATCGTTGGCGCAGCTTTCTTGAGGACCTTACCAATCTTCTTAAATGCTTTTTTAATGCCTTTGAATATCTTGGAGAAAAAACCAAACTCCATCAGCCCTGTTTCCGGGTTGATGCTGTTTTCGGCATCTCCTACAACATAACGCTCCGGATCTTCGATACCGGCTTCGCGTAAGTGTTGAAAAATAGATTCTTTGAGTTCAGGGCTTTGATCAATAAGCCGCCGTGGAACAATTAATTCGCCCGTTTCGACGTGCGCTACCTGATCGTCACCAAAACGACCATACGCAGCAATCCGACCAGCCGTGTTTTCAAACCGGGCTATACCTTCATTTCCGTACTCTTGTTCGGCATTTTGTCTTTCAAGGGCTTGAAAAGCCTTTTCAGACATCACAAAATCACCGATACCGCCGGACGGAACCTCTTCGATTTCGAGTTGTTCGGCTGTGTTCGCCATTATCTTGCTCCACCGACAATGATCCGTTTTGATCATTGTACTGAGTTTAGTTTATTCAGTCTACGAGTTAACTTATCGTCACTGTAACTGATCCAACTGCACTTGTTCCCACCGAACCCCGTACATAGGGTGAATTTATTACCGGAACCCTTAACGCCCCACCATGTTCAAAAACAGCCCCTGTTTCCAAGCCGCTGTCATCGGTCTGTAGATTAGTCAGCGTTATGCCCGTGGCCCGTGATTCTCCGGGGGTGTTAACTTGCTCCTGAAACACGGAAAAAGTCCGTGTTAATTGCGCCATATAATCCGGCGTATAAGCTTCCGGAGGGTTAGGAAATGGTAAAAAAGTTAAAGCTCTTGCCATTATTGTCTACCATCCGGCCTGATATCGACTCTGGGTGCGCCGAACCGCCACTGTGTTCCTTGGGCCGTGGACTCTACCCTGACTGCAAAGGACCTGCCCCGTAATCTCACAAAAAGCTGGTCTGTAAACTGTTCTACCGGTGAAGTTGCAGAGCGTGTCACGCCGCCTTCATCTGTTTGCAAGTAGTTTCCACCCGGAAAATTCCTTGCTTTCATCGTAAAATTAGCAGAGGGCGCGTCTGAAGTAGACCCCACAAACGTCAAATCCGGTAAAACCCGACGCATAAACACAAACTTATCACCATCGCCAATATCAATCTGACTGCTTTCGACATAAGACGTAATTGACGACACAGGGTTTGTGCTGCCGTCATCGTTACCCACTTCCTGCAAATACAAAAATCCTTCCGAAGCAGCGGTAGGATCGTCGTCTATACCCTTATCAACCCACGCGGTGCGCGATAAAGTACCGTAGTACCACGTCTTTTCGAGGTAGTTATACACCACATACCGATCATTTTCGTCGCTGTCGGCAGAAGGATAAAACCACCAAATTTCAGAAAAAGCACTGTTTGACCCTGCAATTACTTTTTCCCGTTGTTGGTCATTAAAATCATTAAAAACATAACTTTTGACAGTACAGGGCAGTTTTTGCGTTTGCCCGGTATAGACATAAAAGTCGCCCTGACCCATCCAAAACACGTTGTCATCAACAGCCGTCACGGACAAAGGCCCCGCTATCGTCGTATTTTCACCCACTTGTTGAATACCGAACGTAAACGGAGGACCTATAAACTGTAGCGCGTGAACGCCAACATCTGTAATTACAACGATCTGTTGTTTGGTTTCAACGGCTTTTACAATCTTGGTTCCAGAGCCTATCCGTAAATCACCGGCTGAATTGGTAACTTCAGACTTCCAAGTTGTCAGGCTTGCAGAAGAAGAAAAACGTATTAGCAGCGGATCTTGTGTGCCAATACTGGTTTCGGCATCACAACCAAATGCCAGTATATGCTTGTCATTATCAGAAACTAATATTTGTTTTGCTACAGTGGGTGTTTCAGTATCCGCTCCTGCAAGATCCTTTAAAGCTACGGCTCTTGCAGAAGTGCCACCACTTTCATCCCAATAAAAAATACCGGCATCTCTGGCGTTAAATAACAGGTCTTCACCAAAATTATCGTGTTCCCAGATACGAATAGAATTACCTGCGATGGCAAGACTAGCTGACGATCCCCACGTGCTACGGCCCCATGCTCCTGCGCCCCAACCTGTGCCAAGGACCGTGGTGTTCAATCCAATGTTGACTTGGTAAGCACCAACAATACTGCCGCCGCCATTTCCAGTATCTGAGCCGTTTGCTTCAACAGCGGTTGGAACGAGTGCCCCTGCGACTGTAATGTCTGGGATTGTTGTACTAGCAGTACGTGCCGTAAAAGTATAAGAGTTTACGTTGACGATGGTGTCGATCTGATATTCTTGATTCAACACATTGGCGGTTATAGTGCCGCCTAAAGAAGCCGCCCCAGAAAAAGTAACAAAGTCCCCTTTGATTGCACCGTGATCCGCGTCTGTTGCTGTAATGGTAGAGGAGCCGTTGGTCGCGGCGAACGTGACATCCCCCGCGCTTGTAGTAACACGCAAAGGCGTAATGTCTGCGTAAGCCCCGCCAGATTCTAAAAAATATTTTAAATTAGTGCCAAGCCCCCGGTAGCGTTCACCATCGAGCGCGGCAAAAGGATGTATACTTCTTGCGGTGCCTAAAAATGAAATAATAGAAAGTTTTTGCCAGCCGCCTATTTTTTCCGGCGTACCAAATCGGAACCTGACTTTATCACAGTCAAACCAACCCCCTTCGTTTGCGTAGGAAGTTGTTTCTCTATTAACACCCGGTCTAAACTCTAATTTTGTTAAAGGCATAATTCACCTTGTTAGGCCGCTGGGGGTCAGGTTTGAATATCATAGCAATTAAAAATTACTTGAGATAACTGACTGTTAGAACAAGGGTGACCATGAAGGGGTAGAGCGCGTAAACCGCCATTTCAACACGAGTCACTCTGTCACTGGCAATCTTAAACTGCTCTTTAAAACCTTCATAACGAAGGGCGCACTCGGTTTCATGTTTTTGTAAATCAGTTTTCATAAAAACTACCCTACTTACAGTTAACTTCTATGCTAGCTTCCGAGCGTTGGCTTGGTATCTGGGAAAGCATCTGTTGAAGGCCAATCTCTGAGTGCTGTTCTATACGCTGCAATCTCAGTTTTTTGCGGATGGTCTGTCAGCACAGACAAAGAGTCAGTTCTTGCTAACTCACTATCCCGCCACTGCCTAGCCTCTTGTTCTTTTTCCGCAGCAATTTCTGAATCAGTGGGAACATAGGTTACATCCTCACAAGTGTGGTCAGGGTAGGTCGCTTGCGCCCAAGCAAGATCAGCAATAATGTTATTGCTTACGCCATCTTTTGTAATTTTAATAGTTGCCATTTATCCCATCCTTATTGGAAAAATCATTACTAATCCAGAACCGCCACAACCACTAAACCCATAATTTGTGCCGTTAGAATTCATTCCTGCTCCACCTCCAGCTCCAACACCGCCAGCCATAGCGTAAACATTTCCACCACTTTTGTTTCCTTTGAAACCCGCTCCACCGCAAAAAGGCCCAGCTATAGCGTAAACTTCCTGATTCGCCGTTGTTTCACCCTTGAACATGTTTGATAAGGTCAAATCATGCCCATTGTT